AGATGTGTATAAGAGACAGGCTTACTAATGATGAAAAAGAATATAAACCTGAAGAATTAGTAAGGCTTTTCAGTCCTTTTTATATCAATGAAGACACAAGTATTTTAGATAATGCTCTAGCTAGTATTCAAACTAAGCTGGAACAAGGTAAATTGCGTGGCTTGTTGAAAATTAATGCCTTTCTTGATATTGATAATACACAAGAGTATCGAGAAAAAGCCTTAACAACAATAAAGAATATGCAAGAGGGTTCGAGTTACAACGGTTTGACGCCAGTTGATAACAAGACGGAAATTGTAGAACTTAAAAAAGATTACTCCGTTTTAAACAAAGATGAAATTGACCTTATTAAATCGGAACTTTTGACAGGTTACTTTATGAATGAAAATATTTTGCTTGGTACTGCTACGCAAGAACAACAGATTTATTTTTATAACTCTACTATCATTCCTTTACTGATTCAACTTGAAAAGGAACTGACTTATAAACTGATTTCAACAGGCCGCAGACGAATAAATAAGGATAATTTATATTATGAACGCATAATCGTAGATAACCAGCTATTCAAGTTTGCAACTTTGAAAGAATTAATTGACTTGTATCATGAAAATATTAACGCTCCTATTTTTACACAGAATCAACTTCTTGTTAAAATGGGCGAGCAACCAATCGAGGGTGGAGATATTTACATAACTAACCTTAATGCAGTTGCTGTTAAAAATCTAAGTGACCTACAAGGCAGTAGAAAGGACGTAACAAGCACAGATGAAACTAATAACCAATAGTGCTGAAATTAAAGTGACTGAAAACGAGGACGGTTCTAAGTCGTTCCAAGGTATTGGGTCAGAAGTTGGTGTAGAGAACCGTAATGGTATTATCTTGACTCCTAACTGTATTGAGTTTGCTAGAGAACGATATCCATTGCTATATGAACATGGTGCTGGATCTAGCGAAGTCATCGGGGACGCAAAAGTTTATTATGACTTAGCTTCTAATAAATATCTAACTGACTTTACGCTTTATGACAATGCACCAAACATTAACAAGGCTGTTGAAAATGGAGCGTTTGATTCACTATCAATTGCCTATTACATTACAGATTATGAGTTTAATGAAAATGATGCTCTAGTTGTAAATAAAGCACAGTTTAAAGAGATTTCTCTTGTTTCAGTACCAGCAGACCCTAACGCAAAATTTATTCAAAATGCATTGGGAGAAGAACTCACAGAAGAACGCAACAAAATTATTGAAAGCCGTAACGCTTTAAAAGAAATTGAGGATATTAAAAAGAAATATGAATAAACCTGATTTAATCGAAAAACAAAATCGCTTGGCAGAGCTTAAAGAAAATAACGTATCTTTAAAATCTCAAATTAGTGGCTTTGAAGTAAAAAACGCAATTGAAGACTTGCCAAAAGTACAAGAATTAGAAAAAACACTTTCAGAAAATTCAATTGAAATTATCAAAATTGAGAACGAACTTAACGCACAGGAAGAAAAACCAAAAGGAAAAGCTAAAATGACAAACTTTATTGAATCACAAAACGCTGTAACAGAATTTTTTGATGTATTGAAAAAGAACGCTGGTAAATCAGAAATCAAAAACGCTTGGAACGCAAAACTTGCTGAAAATGGTGTAACTATCACAGATACAACTTTCCAACTTCCACGTAAATTGGTTGAATCAATCAACACAGCTTTGCTAAATACTAACCCAGTATTCCAAGTCTTCCGTGTTACAAATGTCGGCGCTTTGCTCGTATCACGCTCTTTTGATTCATCAAATGAAGCACAAGTCCACAAAGACGGACAAACAAAAACAGAGCAGGCAGCCACACTCACTATTGATACTCTTGAACCTGTGATGGTTTATAAATTGCAATCACTTGCTGAACGTGTTAAACGTCTTCAAATGTCATATTCTGAACTTTACAACTTGATTGTAGCAGAACTTACACAAGCCATTGTAAACAAAATTGTTGACCTTGCACTTGTTGAGGGAGACGGAACAAACGGTTTTAAATCAATCGAAAAAGAAGCAGACGTCAAAAAAATCAAAAAGATTACTACAAAAGCACCAAAAACAGGTACAACACCATTTGCAGACGCTATTGAAGAAGCGGTTGACTTTGTTCGTCCTACTGCTGGACGTCGCTATTTGATTGTTAAAGCAGAAGACCGCAGAGCCTTGTTAGATGAGTTACGCCAAGCGACTGCTAACGCTAACGTTCGTATTAAAAATGATGACGCTGAAATTGCTTCAGAAGTTGGAGTAGATGAAATCATTGTTTATACAGGTACAAAGGCTGTTAAACCTACTGTATTAGTAGACCAAAAATATCACATTGATATGCAAGACCTTACTAAAGTTGATGCCTTTGAATGGAAAACTAATAGCAACATGATTTTGGTTGAAACACTAACAAGCGGACACGTTGAAACTCTTAACGCTGGTGCAGTAATTACAGTCTCATAAGAATAAAATGGAGGAAGTAAATGATAGATTATATTAAAGTCTATTGTGGTATTCCGATTTTAGTAACAGCTTATGATAGTAAACTTATCTTATTCCGTTCAATAGCTATTAAATTGCTAGAAAAAAATGGTATTAAAGCTGACGAAACAAGTGTATTAGTGAAAGAATTTATCTCTTGTTATTGTCGGCTTAATATTGTTGATGAACCAGCTGAACAATGGCGAAATGCTGAAATGAAACGTTTGGCTTCTTTGCAAGAGTTAATGTATTATGGAGGTATTTAATGATATTTTCACAAGTAACATTGCAAGTTGAAACGACTGTTAAGAAGAAGAACGGTGCAGAAGCTAATGTTATAAAGCCTATCGTTTTACCAGCAGTTAAACAGAGAATTAGTCAGTTAAGACTTGATGAGTTTTCTATGATTGGACTAGGTAAAAATATAAGATACGAGCTTAACGGAATCGGAGAAATGGAAGACTTAATTTTCAACTATTTCTTGGACGAAAAAGGCAATATTTTCAAGCGGACAACATGGGAAAGAAACCCTAAGAATAACAAGATTATTTTAGAGGGGGTAGTAAGCAATGGAATTTGATTCTTATATAGATTGGTATAACAATTTACTTACAATGCCTTTAAATGACGTTATTTTAGGCGTTAAGGACACGATACAAGACAAGACGGTATATTTGTCACTTAGTGACTCAAAGGTGCTTAAAATGGATAATACGAGCTTTGTCATGGGTTACTATTATCAAGTTGTTTTATCTGTTAAAGACGTTGATGATAAACTTGTTGGACTAGTCGGAGATGTTTTGCGAAACGGTTGGAATATGACGAACTGGTCAGAGAATAGCCATTTGTATAACTATACTGGCACTGTTTATTTGCCTTGTGGTGCAGGTGGTCAAGCATGGCAGTAAATTCACTTAATACATCAATCATAGCTAAAGAAATGCAAACTAAAGTAACAGAACGCATGGGCGATTGGTTTGAAGCAGAGTTTAAGGCTAAGGCAAATGCTGCAGCCCGAAGGACTAGACTAATCAGAAGCCACGGTCACACCTATACTTATGCTAGATATCAAAATACTGGTCAATTGGCAAGAAACTTAAAACAAGTTAAAAAAGGCGATAAAGTAGTAGTTAATGCAGGTACTAGAGCTAATTATACTAATGGTTATCATGGTATGTATTTCTTGGTTGAAAAAAAAGGTATACAAGACGTTAAAACAACATTGAAAAAAGGCGCTAATTATGCTAATTCAATGAAATTATAGAAAAGAGAAAAAATGAAATTAGATTATAATTCACGTGAGATTTTTTTTGGTAATGAAGCTCTAATCGTAGCTGATATGGCTAAGGGGAGTAACGGAAAACCAGAGTTCACTAACCATAAAATTGTAACTGGTTTAGTATCAGTTGGCGAAATGGAAGACCAAGCGGAAACTAATAGCTATCCAGCTGATGACGTACCAGACCATGGAGTTAAAAAAGGCGCTACCTTACTTCAAGGCGAAATGGTATTCATTCAAACAGACCAAGCGCTTAAAGAAGACATTTTAGGTCAACAAAGAACAGCAAATGGCTTGGGTTGGTCTCCTACTGGTAATTGGAAAACAAAATGTGTTCAGTACCTAATTAAAGGGCGCAAACGTGATAAAGTTACAGGAGAATTTATTGACGGTTATCGTGTAGTCGTTTATCCTAAATTGAAACCTACAGCAGAACCAACGAAAGAATCAGAAACAGATTCAGTAGACGGTGTCGACCCTATCCAATGGACGTTGGCAGTACAAGCTACTGAATCAGACATTTATTTGAATAATGGTAAAAATGTAGCTGCTATTGAGTACGAAATTTGGGGAGAACAAGCAAAAGACTTTGCTAAGAAAATGGAAAGTGGACTGTTCATCATGCAACCTGACACGGAACTTGCTGGCGAAGTTACATTAGTAGCTCCAACTCTTGCGAACGTTCAAACGAAAACTAAAGGGCATAATGACGGAACAATCGTAGTACCAAGCACTTTGAAAGACTCTAAAGGACAAGATGTAAGAGTAACATCAGTGATTAAAGACGCACAAGGAAAAGTAGAAACAAACAATGAACTTGCGCCCGGTGCCCATCTCGTAACGTTCTCCGCTGACGGATATCAAGATGTTACCTCAGGCGTTGCTGTAACTGACAAACCCTGAGGTGCCCGACGGGGCTAACCACGTAGCCTTAGCATATAGTGCAGACGGAAAAGATAGATTCACAACCACTTACCCTAACTTGAATTTATTAGACGGTACTAAACACTTTAGTGGTGATTGGAAGAATTCAATTGGTTGGACAGTTGACCCAACAACACATAAAGGCCTAACTGTTAAAAAACGAACTGAACCATGGGGCGGCATATCCAAAACATTTACAGCTCCGAAAGACGGTACTTATACTTTCTCAGCTTATGTTAAAAGTTCAGGAAATGATGCAAATGCAACTAGATTTGTTCTTGTAGATGATGAAGGTACTTCCATTGTTCCTGATAAGAAAATGGGTCACGACTTTGATTGGATGAGAGATAGTTTCTCTACACCATTAAAAGCTGGCCAAAAAGTTTCAGCAACATATGAAATGACTGGTTCAGGCTCAGATTCAATTTTATGGACTGCTGGTCATAAGTGGGAAGAAGGTTCAACTGCTACACCTTGGATGCCTTCAGCAAGTGAAGCAACAGTCGAAGATTATCCAAGCCACATCGGAACATATGCTGATAATAACTCCAACGAACAAAGCACAAACCCAGAAAAATATACTTGGAAAAAAATAGAATAAGTAAAGGAATATATATAAAATGGCAAAACAATTAAGTACAGCACGTAAATTTAAAATGATTACAGGGAAAGACCTTTTTCAGCAACAAAAAGCAATGGATACAGAACTTAAAAAAGAAGACGGAGAAATTACTGATGTAATGGAATTCGTTCAATATGGTCTATACTTGGCTCTTTTTCAAGATAACATTGTAAAAGCTAAAAGTGACTTTTCAGACTTTCGTTCTAGCTTTGAGTTCGATACTGCCGGTAAAGGACTTAAAGAACTAGTTGAACTGTGGCAGAAAGAAATTTAATAAGCTGAAAGGACTGTAAATGATTTTAAAACATGCAATTAGATACTTAGAGCTAACTGGTTCAGACTTTATTACAGATTTAAAAGACTTTGCAGACTTACAAAATTCTTTTGTCGCTGGATATATTCCTGATGACTTTACAGAGCAAATGGAGAGCTTTACAGACAAGTTATTGATACTTTGGGTAGATTGTAACGGAGGGCTGCAAAATGCCTTAGACGACAAAACAGAGCTTCCTACAACTAACGAGTTAATCAATATCTTCTGTAAAACTGTTTTTATTCAAGAAAAAGAGGAAACGGAAGACGAAATGGTCTTCTTTTCTTCTAGTTCATTGATTAAGAAAAAGAAAGATACTGCAAGGGAAAATAAAACTTTAGAACTTTTGACTATTTTAGGCAATAACGAAATTGATATAACACAGTTCATGGAAATGGAACTAGAACTTGTTTATAAAATAATTGAACTTATTGCAGAGAAGAAGAAAGAGGAAAAAGAAAAAGAGAAAAGGCGCAAGAGAAAGGGTATATAATGGCAAGTAATGCAACGTTTGAGGTCGAGATATACGGTAATACCACAAAGTTCGAGAACTCACTTAAAGGCGTTAATACCGCAATGTCAGGGCTTAGAGGAGAAGCTAAAAACTTACGTGAAGCTCTAAAACTTGACCCAACAAATACCGACAAAATGGCACAATTGCAGAAGAACTTACAAACGCAGTTGGGCTTATCACGTGACAAAGCAGCAAAATTAAAACAAGAACTTTCTACGGTTGACAAAGGTACGTCAGCAGGTCAAAAGAAATGGCTACAACTTACTAGAGATTTAGGGACAGCAGAAACACAAGCTAACAGGCTAGAGAGCGAAATAAAGCAAGTCGAGAGTGCTATTAGTTCAGGCTCTTGGGACATTGACGTTAAAATGGACACTAAAGGCGTTAATAGCGGAATTGACGGCATGAAGTCACGCTTTAGCAGTCTTAGAGAGATTGCTATTGGTGCATTCAGGCAAATTGGTGCAAGTGCTGTTAGTGCTGTTAGCAATGGCTTAAAAGGCTGGGTATCTGACGCAATGGACACCCAGACAGCCATGATTGCCTTAAAGAACACAATGAAGTTTAAAGGCAATGGGCAAGACTTTGATTATGTAAGTAAATCTATGCAGAAGCTCGCTAGAGATACAAACGCAAATAGTGAAGATACTCTAAAACTTTCAACAACGTTCATTGGTTTAGGAGATAGTGCAAAATCAGCAGTTGGTAAAACAGAAGCATTAGTAAAAGCTAACCAAGCATTTGGTGGTACTGGAGAAAACTTAAAAGGTGTCGCACAGGCTTATGGTCAGATGTCGGCAAGTGGTAAAGTCACAGCTGAAAATATTAATCAGTTGACTGACAATAATACCGCTCTTAGTGCTTCTTTGAAAGATACTGTTATGCAAATGAACCCACAATTAAAGCAGTATGCTTCATTCAATGAAGCTGTTTCAGCTGGTGCTGTCTCAATGGAGATGCTCGATAAAGCTATGCAAAAAGCAGCAAACGGTTCAAGCAGTGCTACAAAAACAATAAGGGACACTTGGTCTGGTTTTAATGAAGATTTATCGCAATCCTTACTTCCTACACTTGAAGCTTTAACGCCTGTTATCAATGCTTTAATTGATAAAATGGACGATTGGGGTAAAGGTGCTGGTAAAGCTATAGAAAATGTAGTCAAGTATTTCCAAGACTTGTTCAAACAGTTACAACAAAATGGTGCGATAACTCAATTTTCTGCTATATGGGATAATCTAAAAAGTGCATTCGGTTCGGTAATTGGAATTATTGGTAACCTTATAAAATCTTTTGCTGGAGTTGATGATTCTGCCGCAAAAAATAAAACTTCTGTTGAGAATGTGGCAGGAGTAATTGGTTCGCTTGCTTCTAAGTTTGCTGATATCACGAAAAGCATTGCTGACTTTGTTGGAAAAATTAGTGAAAGTAAAAGCGCAATGGATGCTGTAAAAGTAGCTTTAATTGCTTTAGCTGGTGCTTTCGTTGCTATGAAAGTTATCAACGGAATCATTAAGGCTTATGAGACATACAATAAGATTGTTGAAGCTGCTACAATTATACAAGGGGATTTCAATGCTATAATGGCTGTCAACCCATTTGTACTTCTTGGAATAGCAATCGCCGCTGTCGTTGCTGGTCTAATTTATTTCTTTACTCAAACAGAAACAGGGAAAAAGGCTTGGGCTAGTTTTGTGGACTTCTTGAAGAGTGCATGGGATAGCGTAGTTTCATTCTTTAGCGGTATCGGTCAATGGTTCGCTGATGTATGGAATGGAGCAGTTGACGGAGCAAAAGCTATTTGGCAAGGTTTAGTTGATTGGTTCATCGGTATTGTACAAGGTATTCAAAACGTTTGGAATGGAATAACAACATTCTTTAGCAATTTATGGACAACTGTTATTGGTGGCATTCAATCTGTATGGGGCGGAGTAACTGACTTTTTTAGTGGAATATTCGACGCAGTTAGTTCAGTAGTTTCTGCAGTATTTAGCGCTATTGGTGGCTTTGCTAGTTCAGCTTGGGATGTACTGGTTGGCGTATGGAACGCAGTAGCTGGCTTCTTTGGCGAAATATTTAATGCAGTAAGTAATGTTGTGTCTAATGTATTCAATGCAATTGGTAGCTTTGCTTCTAGCGCTTGGGGAGTTGTTCAGTCAATATGGAACGCTGTTTCAGGATTCTTTAGTGGTATATTCAATAGTGCTAAAGATATAGTTAGCGGAGTGTTTAGTGCCATTGGTGGTTTTGCTTCTAATGCTTGGTCAAAAATTTCAGGTGTCTTCAACGGAGTAGGTAATTTCTTTAGCGGAGTATTCAATGGTGCTAAAAATGCAGTAAGTGGAGTATTTAGTGCCTTTGGTGGTTTCGCTTCTAAAGCTTATGACGCAATAACAGGAGTATTTAATGGGCTTGGTAGCTTCTTTAGTGGGATATTCGGAGGAATCAAAGATACAATAGATAGCGTTCTAGGTGGTGTCACAGGTACGATTGAAAAAATATCAGGAGCTATTAACGGTATCGCTGGGAAACTTGGCGGAATGTTTAAAGGTTCTATGGTAGTAGGTTTGCCAGAATTTAACTTATCTTCTAGCGGTTACGGTTTAAGTACGAACAGCGTATCAAGCGATAATAGAACATATAATACATTTAATGTACAAGGTGGTGCTGGTCAAGATGTTTCTAACTTAGCACGAGCAATCAGACGAGAATTTGACCTAGGGAGGGCTTAATGGTAAGACAGTACAAAATACATACCAACTTAGACGGAATAGACGACAAAGTTTGGGATGTTACAAATGGAAAAGTTAGATTTTACCAGCCCTCTAATTTAGGGTTACAATCAACTAATAATATTTGGCAAAGTAACGGTATCGGAGTAATGGGGACTCGTTCAATTACCCAGCCACAAATAGAGTTCAAGTTAGAAACGTTTGGCGAAAGTTTAGAAGAAAACTATCGGTTAATGAAAGACTTCGTGAATGATATTCTTAGCAAAAAATTCGTTACACTTGAATATCAAACAGAGATTTTTCAGGTATATGCCGATTTAGCTTTAGCAGATGTCACAAAGACAGAGGGTTACGGTAAGAACGGAACTTTCAGCGAAAAGATAACTTTTGATATAATCACAAAGTGGTATACCTGTCTCTTATACACATCT